ATTTGCAACTTCAATTGCTGGTAAATCACGATTTTTTACATCAGGAACTGCTACAGTATTTTTAACCCAATAGTAATATCTAGTTTCAAATCCGCCACTAGTAAAATTATAAATGTTTTTCTGTACAAGTGTATCATCATTGTATTTAGGTGTTCCGCTAACTCCTGCTGATTGTCCTTGTTGTGTAACTGAAAGTTCTAACCATTCACTTGGTAAAAGGTCAGTTTCAACCCATTCATATACATCAACTGAACTTCCAGGAAATTGTTGTCCCCAGTTTGTTTTTCTATATTCTGTATCACCTTGCTCATACCATATGTAACTTACAGTACTTAAATCCCACCATAGTTGGCCAACATGTTCTTCTGTCCATGCTGTGGTCGGTTTAACTGTTACGTTAGTGTCGCCTCTAGTATACGAAGCAGGGTCAATGTTTGCTTTAAATGAAATTTCTTTTTCTGCTAGATATGGAATTTTTCCTTTTACAGGATCAATAGTTTCTAAAAAGTCTTTTACATCATTTTTTAATGTGTTAAATGTGAAAGATTTTTTAACACTATACGGATCTGTAGGATCATCCTGTGTTCTAATTTTATTCCAACCACTTGATCCAGTTTTTTGATATACAAATAAACTACCAATGTCGTCAGTAAGATCTGCTGTCTTACTATTAGGTGCACCAACTAACAAAGAATTACCTGTGTATATAAGACCTCGACCAAACTCATCAAATTCTTGTGTTGTATCTGAACTTAATTGTTGTCCATAAACAAACTTTGTGTTTAATTTTGTATAAGTGTACACTGTACCACTTGCATAATTTTCATCAATTACGTTTAAACTCTGACTATCAAACGTAGTTTCTCTTGTAGTTTCACCTAGTGAACTATCTTCTAGTAGTGTAAATTTATCAAATGTTGTTGTTAATCTATTCTGACCATGTTGACTCCACACAGCAAATCCGGTACCGTCTTCATTTACACTTACTTTTGCTCCAAACTGTTCTTGTACTTGTTTAAGAGGACTAAAAATAGTTTGTTGGTATGTGTACATATCTTGTGTACTATCGGCAGTTACTTCTTTACTAAAGTAGTATAATGCTCCGCTGTTAATAGTATTTTGATCATCGTATGGTGCTGATACTATAAGTGTAGTTCCGTTATCACTCATATCCAATGAGTAACCAAAACTATCACCTGAATCAATTTGATTAAGTGTTGCTGAACTTAATGTTTGAATTAATTGATATTCGTTATTTGAATCTAAACTGTATATGAATACTGCACCTTTATTTGCTGTACTATCATCTCCTTCTTCTTCATATCCTGGAGCCGATATAGCAACAATACTAAGGTCTTTATTAGCAGTCATCGATGAACCAAATTTATCTCCATCTCTACTATTTGGAATTGATAAAATATGGTGATCACTTAAATCCCAATCTAATGTACTACCGTCTGGTCTTGTAGTTTTATCATATATGTAAACTTTACCTTGGAAGTTAGTTTTACCTGGAGCACCAACTAACAACTTTGTATTTGATACTAGTACACTTGCACCAAAATGCAAATCACTTTCTGGTTCACTACAACCAATTACATAGTTTCTTTTAAACAAGTTTTCAGCAGTATCGTATGTGTGTAATGTTATTACACCCTCTCTGTCAAATACACTAGGAGCAACATCAATATTACCAACGCTTACTCTAAATCCACTAGCATATGTACTATCATCAGCCGCCTTAAAGTTACTTGCTTCCGATGCACCTGCTACTAATACTGTTCCATCGTTGCTTAATGCTAAACTTGTTCCAAGTGCAGGTAAGCCTGCATCACTGACAATATTATCACTTGCATTATCTGAAATAGCAAACCCTTGTGTTACTTGTAGTGTTTGAATTCCTGTATTAAATTCTCTGTTTAAAATATAAATTTGGCCTTCATCACTAAACTTTGGTGCCGCTACAACAATAGTTCTACCTGAATTTGCAGAAGCAATATTATAACCAAACTTTTGTTTAGTGATAGGATTTGGAGAACCCCATTTGTTTTCTATAAATGCTCGTGTCTTTTTATATACTGCCCATTTGTTAGTACCATCATTGTCTACAAAAATAAGTGAATCATTTTCTATGTTTGATACATTTTTAATATTGTTAATGTCATCTGGATTACTAACTCTGTTAGAAATAAATTCTAAAATTTCTCCTGATGTACTATCATCTAATGTAGTACTAGTATCACTTCCTTCAACTACAAACTGTGTAGTTGAGTTAATTCTTTTTACAAGATAAACATTATCAACACCTTCTGAAAAACTTTTAATACTAATAATTTGATTAACAACTAGGTTGTGTGCAATGTCTGTGTTTAGTGTAATTTCATTATCTAAGAATTGAGTTTTTAAATCATCTGTTTGAATTACTCTTGCTGGAATTGTTTGTAACTGATACACATTCCAATCTTTATCTTTATCCTTCGCTACCCAAATTAGATCACTATCATCAAGTTGGTTAATAACACTGCTACCAACTAGATCTGAATAGTTTACTGAAGTAGTTGGAATATCATCTAATCTAGGATATCCTGCAACCGGCAGTTGATTAAGATAATCACTAGTAACTCCTGCTGTAGCATCAAGTTTTGTAGTTGGCCACGGATTGTTATCATAGTCAACTGGTTTTACAGCAATGTTATTTGCAGTAATTTGTATGTTGTTTCCTGGTGTGGTATTTGAAGTTATAGAACTTACAAAATCATATGCTTGTGGATTTTCTAAATTTAAACTTTCGTCTAGTGTAAACTCAATTTCTTTAACAGTTGAGTTGCTTCCTAAACTACCAACTTTAAATGCCCATTCCTCATCTATTGAAATGTCTGTTTGTACATCGTCAATCTTTAATCGAGATATTTTATCAATAGCATTAGTTGTACCTTTTTCTTTAATATATCCTTGATAAAACTTATACTGTGCTGTATTGTCTTGTATAAGATTATCTAAGTATATTCTTTTTTGGTATCCTACCAAGTGTTGTGATAACTTACTTGATGCTTCATCAAATGTTTCTGTATCTAAGTTATAGAAATCTTGGAAACTGCTAATTTTAAAATCTAAGTTAGGTAATAACTCTGCTGTTGGTGCTTGATTTAAATAGGACCATTTATTGTAAACAAAGGTTTCTTCACCTGCAATAAAACTTTTTGCAGTATAAAATTTTGTTTTATATTTTACAACATCGCCAAGATTATAATCTCTGTATTGAGCCCAAAGAGCAATCTTTGCTTCATCATAAACAAATCCTGGTGAATATAAATCGCCATCCCATTCAGTAGTTTTAAATCCAATTAACTTAATACGTTCTTGTCGGTAACCTGCTTCTTGGTCATATATTATATCACCAAATACACTCTTATCGTCAAACACAATAACGTGTTCTTTTTGTATAAGATTTAATTGTACGTTAAAAATACCTTCTTGTGTGTCTACTGGCTTTAATGTAAATCTTCCGTTATCTCTAACTGTGCTTATGCTTTTTCTACTTATTGGATTTCCACCAGCATTGTATATAGAGTATTCATAGAATGTATCTAAAACGTTATCTACTTGTCCTGATGAAAATTCAAAAGAAATATTTCTTGCAAATGGTGCTAGTGTAATAACACTTCCTTTTGCAAAATTTTGTGTAGTCCAATATAAGAATTCTTTTCCACTAAATTTAAAATCTGATATTTCACCAAGTTCGTTGATTCGAGATTCAAACTTAAATCCAATACTTTCAAGATACTGTCCGTATCCTAGTAAAAAGTTGTAAACGTCTTGCTTGTTAGTGTACACTGTTTGGTATGGTACTCTAACTAACCTGTCTTCAAACAATGTAGGTATTTGAGCCGATGCTCCGCCTGTTGTTGGTAATTCAACAAGTTTAGCATACTTGCTAACATCAAATTGTTGCTGTGCAGTATGATCTTCTTTTACTCTGTAATACGAACCTTCGTATTGTACAATTTGTTGTGCACCATAAAACTTTTCTTCTGTCCATATAATAAAGTTTGCTTCAGTACCACCAATATTAACTGCTTGGTCATTTTGTCCTAGTCTTGCAGGGTAAATGTTAAACACAGGATTATACTTGTCATAACCTCTGACCATATATCCTTTATCAACTTTTTCTACAACTACACCAGATATACTAGCAGTATAAACTGGATTAGATTTTCTAAATGCAATTTCATAATTTTCATCTGGAAGGAAAATACTTTTATCAGGAGAATTTGGATTAGCACTTTCAAGTAGAACTCTAAGTCTATCTTTATTAACAAACGCACCTGTTTTATATGTTAGATTCATACTTGTTTTTGCAAGTCTACTAGCATAACCTGTAAGCACATCTTGATTTGCTTGTTTCATATAGTCAACTACAAATACATGATACCCTGATCCAAAATATCTTACATTATTGTAATACAATGTATGTGTTTTTACATCTGTAAAATCTAAAATCTTTCCTGTACTATTGTATATAATGTTACCGCTTGGTGAAACTTTATTTTGGCTAGTATCATATTGTGCAGTGAGATAGTTTGCAGGTTTTAGTAATGCTAGAGCAATTTGTTCAACATACGGATACCAACTACTTGATCTCCATGAATACTCCGATGGACCCATGTCACCAAAGACCCAATCATGTCCGATGTTAGTTGTAATAAAGTTGTTTACTAAATTTGATTGTAAAGGTGATTTTAAATCGCCGTACTCGTCTACAGGTATAATTTTACTTAATCCTGTTCTCGCATATACTGGATTTGATTTTTGTTTGTTAAAATCAAAACCTTTTTCTAAATCATTCCAAAGAATATCATTACCTGAAGTGTAAGGAGCGGCTCCATAACGGCCTTCCCACCAACTAGGTTTTTCAGAATATCCAAGCATTTCCCATGGAGCAGTATGTGGACGATCTGTATCAAAAAACTTTTTATAAATCCCTCTCCACGATCCTGGTAAAGTTTCACCGTTGACTGTGTCTAAACCTGAGTTATGATTGTAGGAAAATATTTCCCCTTCTACTGATGTTGTATTATCTAAATAGTTTACTGAATACAAATTAGACCAGTAATTAAAGTCATCATCTAATACACTAGTAAATTGATCTAATGTAAAATCTGTTTTTCTAAATGCACCTGGTTTAAATTCAGTGTTGTCAAATATATCTCTATTATATTCAACTTTAATATTGTTATAAATTCTTTTTTCTAATTCTAATAATAATTCATCTCGGTAATCATCAAACGCTTTAGTTTTACTTCCATCATGCCCTTGAATAATTTTAGTAGGCGTAATATAAGTTTTATCTGTATAAATTTCTGGTGTATACTTTGGATATAATCCTAACTTTGTAGGAGTACTAGGAATAATATTACCAATAGTATTGTAATCATAAATTACTACACTATCACCTATTGCTGTTTTCTTAATAAGATTAACTGTGTTATCAATAGTATCAAAGTTATAATCAACACTATTAATTAAATGTTCACCGTTTAAGTAAACATATACACTTCTATTTGAATTAGCAGTTATATTAAAGTTACTTTGTATTCCAAAAATTTGTTGTTCAAATGTATTAACTTCATATGTTGTGGACGATAAAGATTTACCGTAGCCAGCCATATCACTGTAAAAGTAAGAATTGTTTGAGTTTTGGTTTACAGACATACTGTATAATATACTGTCTACATCATCTCTTGGAGCACCTGTAACTTCAATTGTTTCAAACATGTTTAAAAATTGTTGTTTGAATACATTATAATCAAGTGCATTTTTTCTTATAGATTTAATTACATTTGTTTCACTGTCAACTAGTCCAAAAATTGCAGGTAATAAACTACCTTGGTGTTTTACATAACGTGTTCCTGATTTATATAAATTAGGAATATCTCTAGCATTTGATGTGTTGTTAAACTTACCAGTAACATTAATATTATTACTAAAAATAGTTCTAACATGATCAGTTACACTACCTAAAGTAAATGTAGTTAGGTCATTATTTTCACTGTTGTTAGTTAAGTTTATAGGCGCTTCGTAAAATCCAAACTGTGTAGGTACTTCATCAGTAGTAATTTTTATAGTAATTCTTTCGTCTGATGGAATAAGTTCTACAGGATTTATATATAATCTTTTACCGTCATCACTTTTTGTTGTAGTAAATCCTGTATTAGGTTTTAGTACCGTTCCAGCATACTCAACAATAATATCTTTTGCTGTTAGGTATAGTCCTGGATTAGTAATTGCTGTAACTTCAATTAATGTTGTAATGGCGATTGTATCATTAAGTTGTATAACTTTTTGTCTAGATTTAGTATCAACTAAACTCCATCCTGATTCAAATGTGCTTTCAGTTAAACTTTTGTTTACTTTAACAACACTGGCCGCTGTGTCTTGTAAAACATTTCCGTCAGTTGTAGAATATACAAAACTATCATTGTCCCAATCAAAGTTAAAACAAATATCACCAATGTTATTAACATTTTGATATGAAATTGGAAATCCTAAAATAGTATCGTTTGCGCCGGTTCCTTGTTTGTAACTTAATAGTTTGTTACCAACAAAATTTTGTACGCCATATTTTGTGTCAGTAAAACTAACACCGTTATTATCAAATAATTCAAACATCGGTGCTTGGTTAATTGTAGTTTTTTGTTGTCCTTTAATCCATGTTGTTCCATTAAAGTACCAACTAGTACCTTTGTTAGTTACACCGTTAGTAACAACAATACCTGTATTAGTTAAACCGCTTTCAACTTCTTTTAAACGCAATCTTGACTTTCCGCCATGTGTTACAAACGAAACTTCATAAATCTTTCCTGCTACAGTGATGTCAGGGTCTGCTGTAAATGTAACACGCATACCTGTTGTTAAATCAATTTGGTCAACGTAGTAACCTATTTGACCTTCAACTTCACTAAATGCATCTGTTGTAACTGTGTCAATTACATCAATGTTGCCTAAACCTTGTGTAGCAAAATTGTAAAGTTGCATGTTAGGCCTAAATTCAATAATAGGCCGTTTAGCACGTTGAGTTTCATCTAATACAATATTAGTATTATTGTACTTGGCTGTTGCTTCGATAACTTCTTTGTGAAACCATCTGTTATATCTTGACCAAGGATTCTTATCAATACTTGCTCTGTTAATACTAACATACTCCGGAGTTACTGGTGTACTTTCTCCATCATCATATGGAGTGTCATCAAAACTATCTACATCAAACTCATAATCAAAATTTTGACTATAACCTTCTGGTGTATCAAACTCTGTTACTGGAGTAAGTGTAATTCCTGTTCCAACACCTTCAACATAATAATTTTTGTTTTTATATTTTGACGGTGATACATTTCCTGTAAAATTAACTTTTAATCCGTTAGTAAACACAACTCCATTAGAACTTGTATACTCTGTTTTACCTAAAACTTCTGTAGGAATATCAATGTTTAACTCATCAACTGCATCTTTAATTTCAAAAATACCTTGCATTGATTGATGATTAGCACAGGCATAGTAAAGTATGTCTGGTGCACCTTTTGGAATAGTAAACACAACTGTTCCGTTATCAGTACCGTTGTCTGTAACTCCATCAGTGTATAAATCTGTGTTACCTGTAGTTTTTGCAATTTTAATATTAAATGGATGTCCTGGTGCATTTACTTCAAACTTATAAGTTGCTCCTCTAAACAATTTAATTACAGGGTTCTTTGAACTACCATCTGGCGTAAACACATAAGCACCCGAACTATCATTAGTAACAGTAAATGCACTTATGCTACCTTCTGCTAATCCCGTAACTGTTACTGGACTAGGACCTTGTGGCAACCAATAGTACTGTCTATAGTTTGCAATTTTATCAAAGTCGATATGTGGGTTCCAAGCATAATATTTGCTAGAAAATAAGTTGTTATGATTTTTTGTTTCGCTGTTAAAAAAATCTAACTGATTTAATAAATCGTCATATGTTGCTAACCATTCTGTCCTATCATCAAAATCATCTCTAATTACAACACTAGGTAATAGGTTATAACGTCTGCGATTAGATGTTGGTTCAGTAAGGTATCTATCCTCTGGCTTTACTGTTGGAGAATATCTACTTCCAACAAAACCGTTAATTTTTTCTAATTGACCTTTACTAATAAGTGTGTCAAATGTTGCTCCAAGAAACTTTTTATTTGCTTCCGTTCTAAAAAACATCGGAAGTAAATCAGCACTATTTCTAAACTTATCTTTGTTGTCCCTGTTAACAGGAGCATTGTTGTTGTCACTATATGCCATTAGTAATTAGAACCTCCGCTACTAGTGGTGTTGGTAGTACTTGTTGTACTTGTAGTACTTGCTGTACCTGTTGAAACAGTATTAGTTGTTGTAACTGTGTTTGTTGATGTAACTGCAACTGTTCCTACTTGTTCAACACTGCTAACAACATTGCCTGATGCTTGTAAATTACTTGCTGTTACACTATCGATAATTTCTATATTATCAACAGTAGCACTGCTTACAAAAATTTCATCTGCTTTGCTTTGTATTTGAAACAACGATCCAAAACTTTGTCCGTTACTTCTAGGTACAATAACCATATTTGCTAGGTCAGGTGCAAGATTATTATGTACAAATGTTGCTAGTTCTGAAAAGTAAAATGTGTCTCCAAAATCCCAATTACTTACATTAAAGAATGAATTAATTGCTTCGATTACACCGCTTTTCAATTGGTTATCACTAATAGTGCTGTTTGGTCCTCTTACAATTTTAAATTGTGCTTGAAGATCTGTATCAGCAGTGGTTCCAAATAATGGTCTATATTTTACTGAATGGAATATTAATGTATCACTTATTGATTTCATTTTGTTTAATTCAGGTTCAAATTGACTTCTAAGTTGTTCAGAACTTGGTGCTAATGGTCGATTTCCTCCATTTGAAAGCCATGTTCTAAAGTCATTGTCATATGACTCTGTTAACATATAGATGTCTATTAAATTAGTTTTACTAGGATCTAATCTTCTATCATTTTCTGCATTGTGAATATATTGGAATCTAATATCTGATCTTCCAGGTTTTGCAAAATATGTGTTGTTTAAATCTAATACTCCTCTAGTTGCACTATAAGACTTAATAACATTTTCTGTAGAACTATAAAAATAAAATAGTTGTCCGTCGCTATAATCTGCAAGTGCTGGAATACTTGTTTCTTTATCAAAAATTATAAAATTACTTGCATCTACTTTTTTAGCAACTGTATAATTTCCAACAACAGTATTTTGAAAGAATACAAATTTGTCTTGATATCCTCTAGCATCAGTTGATTCTGGTGCAACTACATTTATAAAACTATCTGGATCATCAATCATTCCGTCATCGTCTGAGTCGTATAAGTTTACTTGTACTCTATTTGTATCTTCAAATCCGTCTGTGTTTCTAATTGCTCCAGTAATTTCCCATGGATAATCTTTTGTTAAGATTGAACTAAGAATTGGATCTTCGTTTACTTTAAGAATTTTAATTTGATCTTTAATTACTGATCCTGTTTTAGGATCATATGTTTTTCCTGTAGCATCAACATAAAATTGTACAAGGTCTTGACTTTCAAATCTATAATCTAATCCTCTGTATGAAACTGTGTATGTTTCACCGTCAGTTTCAAATAGTACAAACCAACTCTTGTCTGCTTTAGTTCCTGATAAATCACCTTCTCTATCTAAACTAAATGGATCTAATGTATTAGCATTAGCGTTAGCAATAATTTTCCATGTTAATGTAGATTGATCATAACGTAGTCCAAAGTTTTTATTTGCAAATACTAAGTCAACTATTTCTGTTTCAATATCACTTGGTAAGTCTGTTACTATATTAGGTACAATCTCACTTGGTATTGCTAGTGCTGGTACTTTCTCTGTAATTACAATCGGTCCTGTTCCGTTATCTAATGCACCTAATCCACCGTTAGATCCGTCACCAATAACATTTGCAACTTTGACCCAAATATAATCACTAGTTAATTTTGTTTTAGTTGTTGTAAGTTCTCCATTAGGTAGAAAATATCTACCACTTGGTGGAACAAATTTAATCATACTATCAGTTGCAATAAACCTAAAGTTGTTTCCTGTAAATGAACCAACTGTAATAGGTGCGTTATTCACTGTGTTTCTAAAATATCCTGTTGATCCAAGACTTGTGTCTGTTGATTTAACCCAATCAATGTTTAGTCCTGCTGTTTGTATCCTAGGAAATTTATCATAGTAAAAACTTTTAGTTCCTATGCCTGCAATAATAGGTTCGATATTATTTCTTAAAACACCTAATACATCATTTCTTGTACTAAATGTAAAATTAAAATCTATTTCGTAATCATTTTTATAAAGTATTCCATCATCAGCCATTATGTTTGTGCTAGAATATTTTCCAGTTGGATCTTTAATTTCATACTGTCTTGAAATACCACTACTTGCTCTGTTTACTGCTTTTGATTTAACAACTTGTGGATTAGACGTTAAAGGTAAAGTGTTATAGTCTTCACCTGTAATCATTCTGTTTTGTGTGTAATATGTTTGAGGCGCATTGTTTCTAATACTAGCAACACTTTCTGTAGCACTAGCATTTGTAACTGTAGACTGCAACGCACATTGAACTGTTAGTGTATTTCTTTGTCCACTTTTTGAAGTGTAAGGAATATCAACAATAATATTTTGCATGTCTGCTGGTCTAATTGTATATGTTAAACCATTTGAAACTCTGTAGTAAACTCTAAATGAACCATTAGGTAAATCACCAAATGTTCCATCTGCAAAATTTAAACTAACTTTGTCTTGGTCTCTTGAAATTACAGAATAAATTTTTCTATTATCTTTTGCTTCCGAATTATAAACAGCGTTTGTTCCAACAACACTATCAAGTTTTGTCCATTGTTGTATATAGTTTCCAAATTGATCTAATTCCCATAACCAAACATCATTGTTATTAATGTTAGGTGTGTTTAAATTAATTACTTCATTGTTAGAAGGATCTGAAATTGAAAACGGTGAAGTATAAGTTTCACCTTGTTTAAAGTTTAAAAAGAATCCTGTGTTTTCTGAACTATTACCTCTTTTATCATTTCTATATAATAATCCTAATGTGTTTCCTGGCAATGGAGTTTCTTCAACTATATTACCTTGAGTTAAATTAGCACTTACAATATTAAATGATGTTTGTAACCCTGCAACAGTTTTACTAAATTTATATGTTGGAATATCTGAATTAGTTGTATTAACTTTGTATTGATCTGTTTGAATTCCACCAACTGCATCACTAGCATTTGGTTTTCCAAAAACAGTTGTTCCTTGGAAACTGTTATTCATGATTGTATTGATCTGCTCTAACCAGTTTACATTTGAATCGTCATTCCATAAAATAAATCTATTACGTAACTGTGTTCCATTGCTGTCAGTTAAATTCTGTGTGGTTTGTATTCCTGTAATTTTTAATAGTCCTGTAGCACTTTGGTTACGTTTATTGTTATAACCTACTAATCTTGCAAGACGCAATACACTTTCTTTTTTCTGTGCTGTTTCAATAAAGTTTTCTCTAGCATTTAAGTCAACTCTATAAGATAAACTTTGCCCTAAAAATGCAATTACATCAATTAATGCAAGATATTCACTTGATTCAATATAATCGTTAAAATCTTCTGGATAATTTTTACGTAAGTAATTAATCATCGTCCTACGTATAGTAGGGAAATCGTAAGAACTAAAGTCAGCATCAGTGAAAGATCGATAGATCTTACTCCAATCCTGGTTTACTAAAAGTGAATTTTGTCTATCATAACTTGCCATGCAAATATTTACCTTAAATTATAAACTGCGTATTTTATTTTATGCCATCGATAAGCCACTATTTCGATCAAACGTATATACCATTTGTTCTAGTTGATTGTAGTCTTTAAAGTTAATTTCAATAACAATTTGTACACCAGTTTGCTGTTCAAAAATTGAAATATTTTCAACTAAAACCCTTGGATCTGATCTAAGGACTTCTTTAACGTCATTTTGTAATAATTCAGTTGTTTCTTCTGTTAACGGTTCGTGTATTAGATCCCATATAATACTACCAAAATTTGGATTGTAGATCTTCTCACCTTTTCTAATATTAAAGTGATTCAACAAATCCTGTTTGATTAAGTTTATATCGTATAATGAAAAACTCTTACTATCGTCACTAACCGTACTCGTGCCTTTGTAAATTTGACTAGTTTGCTGTGTTTGAACTACGTCTGTTTTTCCGTCTACATTGATTTCTTTATACTGTGCCATACTGCTATTTACCCACTTTACTGACCACTGGTTTCTCTATCTGTATTAGACGCTGTAGTTTCTATACCATCGCCTGCTTCATGTCCCGGCCACGGTTCATGCATAGGTATACGCTTCATTATACTAAACAATGTACTGTCTGATTGATAGTATGCTTCGTTCCACGGTTTGCTAGGATCAGTAATTGGATTTTCGTAAACACCAAATTCAGCACCATTTGCTCCTCCACTTGCACTTGTATCAAAAGGAAATGGTATGTTAGTTGCTAACGCACTTAACACAATAGGTAGTGCTGGTGGTTGAACAGGTCCAGGTAAGTTTAAGTGTACTGCACTTGTTCCATCTATGAACACAGTTTGAGGTGTTTGTATATTAATGTTGTCTGCAATAGTTTGTAAATTAATAGAACCTGTAATACTTGTTGCATTAACTTTTCCTTTAGCATGTATCTCAATATTACCAAGCATAGGTCCTGCAACATTTGTATCTATTTTAATATCGCCATGTATAGTTTTAGGAATAACTGGTGGAATAATTTCCCAAAATAATCCCGGAGACGGTGGAACTTTAACACCAGGAGTATTTGGAACCATATTTTGTTGTAATGCTTTATAAAATAATGTACCAAATATTACAGTTTCGCCTTTGTAATATGTTCTTCCTGGATTATATGTTTGTGCATTCCAAATTTGATTTTCTAGTACGTTTGTTTTAATTTCTAAACCAGTACCATGACTTTGACGCATTCCGTACTGCGAAACTATATCAATCTCTCCTGATCTAATGTTTGTATTAATTTTGTTTGAGATGTTTAGATTAGTTGTATTCATACTTAGATTATTAGTGGACATTGTCATATTTGTACCTACTATATCTAAAGATCCTCTTGAATCTATTACAGTATCCTGTTTTCCAATTAGTCTTAATTGTTCTGCTTCAATTTGTGTTCTTTCAATACCTTTAATGTTGAGGTGTCTACCTGCTTCAAAATTAAGATCTCTATCTGCACGGAAATTAAAATCTGCTTCACTATGAATACTAACACTATCTTTAGCATACATATCAATCTTACCGTCTTTGGTCATTTCGATCCAAGCAGTACCATTTTGATTACCAATGTAAACCATCTCTGATGTATCATGAAATAATATTTGTGCGCCTTTACTTGATCTTATTCTTACTAGATTGTTGTCTCCTCCAGTGTCGCCATCATCCATAACAAATGTATGACCACCTAATCTTGTTAGGTTCATAGGTTTTTTAACAACTACTCCACCTTCGTCCATATATGGCGTAAGATCCTGTGATTCCCCTACTCCTCCTGGAGTATTAAATCCAATCATTTTAGAATCATTATCTCTAAGAATAGACGATGTTGACGATCCTCTAATTGTGTCTACTAACAGTCCTTGTTTTTTTAAAACTTTTGCAAAAGGATGAATTGCACGTTTTGCTTTATCTGTAGTTACACGACCATCGTAGGTACTAGCATTTTTTTCACTTGCTGGCATTCCAACAGGACTAGCATATTCGTCTAGGTCTGCTTTTTTACCAGTAACTTGATCACTACGTGCTGGCTCTGGAATAGTTTGTCCTAGTCCAGGTGGCATAATAGAACCTAACCAAACTCCTCTAGTTGAATCTTTGTTTGGTGTTGCTATAATACCTCTAGTACCAATTTGCGGTGTAGGTACAACCATACCACTTGCTGTTTGAGTGTCTTCAAACGAATCAATATTATCTCCACCAGCATTAGCAGGTTTATATGAAGCATGAGGACTCAGCATCATAACTTCAACTTCACCTTGGTCATTGTAGTCATTTCCTATACGTACAACTCTAATAGTACCTTGACCACCTGTACCTGTTACTTCTGCTTCAGATATGCTAGAAAATAAACCAAACTCAAGTTCTGATCTATCTTTAGGTCGTTGTACCCTGTTGGTTTTTTGACTTTTTAGAAAAACTCCACTCATGTAATGATTCCTTGTGTTCCGTCTGTAGTATTTTTAACTTTTGTAAGTGTACTCTGCACCGGAGTTGATATTTTACTAATAGATTGAGTAATTACGTTGTCAACCGGAACACCACCTAAACTTGCTACTTCTGTTACTGCTCCAACAACTTCTGTTGCTGATGAAATTGCATTTGATACACTTGTAATTTTTGAAGATAACTCATCTGCAGAAAACGATGCTACATCACCAATCTCGCTAATAACTTCTTCTCCGTCGCTTTTATTTTTTGAAATATCTGTTCTACCATCGCCTGAAACTTTTGGTTCACTAAATTTACTTAACAATTCTAATAATCCTTGAGGACTACTTGGTACACTAACACCACTTGCTTGTTCTGCTAATCCTACAACAAAACTTACAGGGTCTTGTGCAATTGACTGTGCTTGTGCAATACCACTTTGTACTCTACCAGCCGCATTTGATATTTCACTAGTGAATTGTTTGACTCCTTTTACTACAGATTTACTTGCACTAATAGTTGCATCACCAACAGAAGTTGTTCCTGTTGCTTTTGCAGAGTCTATACGATTTGCAACTTCACTAGCATTACTAGGAATTTTAACAATAACAGGCTTGTTGTGTTTTGCTAATTCAGCCTCTGATGCTGGCTTGCTGTTTTCATTTACTATTTGTTTATAAAATTCTGGCATTTTATGTACTTCCTGTTACACCTTCTAAAGTACCATACTCATAATAGTCTTCAGGTTGATTTTTCTTTCTTGCTAATCTTAGTGTTTGTTTAAAAACTCCTTCACTAAAGTTATTACGCACATTAAAGATTTCAAATACACCACTGTATTGATCTCTTTTTAATTTCATTTCAAATTTTGAATTTTCTTTATCACCAAGTTCTGATGCTGTTGGTATATCTTCAGGGTATCGAATATTTAATATTACGTGAGGTTCACGAGTAAATGTATTCATTTCGCCGTCTTTGGTTAGAATATCTCCTGCGGAAACTTGTGGTCGATCTGTTATTCCGCTTCCAACAATATATACAGGATCTCCTATAATATCGATATCACTCAAAATTAGATGTCTTTCAAACGGTGGATTATATAAAAAATCTTGAAATATTACACCTATTGCATTTCTATTATTTGGCCCTTCTCTATAATTTAATCTACCAACAGGAGGAGTTGGAGTAAAACCAGATTGTCCATTAACATTTGTTTGAATTGCATTTTCTATAGTTTCTAAAAATGTGTTTGTAGTTTGTTCTGTACCATCTTGTTTTATAGGTTTAAATTTAGGAGGATTTATCAATAACGGGGTTGTAAATAAATTATTATATCGTATGTTGTAACTTAATACATCTAGGTTCTTTCCTGTATAGATATAATTGTATTCACGTATTGCTTTCTTTTTTAACTGCTCTGTTGTAAATTGAATATTAATACCCGGCATTGAACTATAATGTATCTCAAACGGTGAAACAACATAGTGATATTCATATACATATCTCATTCTTAAAACATCATATCCAATTACATAACTTATTACTTCTGTTTTGAACCATGGAATCATTTCTGTAGATTGTATTTTCGATAATTCTCCTGGTTGTTTAAAGATGTCCATGTATACACTATTTGTAATCATAGTATCAATAATAGTCATCAAGTTACTACCTTTTCTAAATGACCATGCTTCGCCGCGACTTTGTAAATTGTATCCACCTTCTTTGCCGCCATTCTGTAACCATTTGTCGTATTCTTTTGCCAGTGTGTCAAGTTCTTTTTCTGCTTTGACTACTGCTTCATTCAAACCAGCAATTTTTGGAGATAGTTCTATAATTTTATCTCTTTGTACGGCTACTTCTGCCGCTTCTGCCGCAGTTAATACAGCCTGAGTAGGAGGGCCATTTTGGCCACTTGATTTTCCAGTACCTAAGTTTTTCAATTTATCTGCTATACTAATTGCATAATTTTTCTGTTCGTCAACTTTTTTCTTTACTTCGTCTGGCTTTTCTAATAAAGATGCTGTAGGATCTTGTAACTTGTCAGGTTTAACTTGATCTTCTTTTAGTTTAGTTTTAGCAATATTATACAATGCTTGTCTTGCACTATCTAATGCACTGAGTTCAGTCTCAAGTGCTGATTTGGCTGTTCTTAATACTGCCTCTGCGGCTTTCTTTTGATCTTCTCGTTCTTGTTTTTCGTCTTCAAATGATTTAATCTTAAGTGCTCCAGAAGGCAATACTGAATCATTTAGCCCTGAGCCTCCTATTCTATTTCCTCCTGCTAATCCAACAGTTGGGCGTCCTTCAAATGCACTGTTGTCTGTCCAAGTTTTTACTTTACTTTTCCAGCCTGATGATAAACTGTGAAGTGTTTTTCCGTTTGATGGAAAATTTCCACCGTATCCGTCTGCAAACCAAACATAATATTCGTTAGGCATACAATAGCCTATTGGAACAGTAACTCCGCCCGCACCTCGATCTACTTGATCCCATAATTGTGAGTCATTCAGTCTTTTTTCTATGGCCGCTTTTTGATCTGGATCATTGTCAACATCTTGCTTGTGTTGTAACATTCTTTTTGCTTCAAATATAGAATGTTTTAAAAATACACTAGAAGTAATACTTTCAACAGACTCTACCTTATTAACACGCGGAGTTACATCATCAAACAATGTATTATAAACTGCTGTAGTTGCTTGAGAATTAAATCCTAAAAATTTTACAGTATATCTAGCACCTGCTTCAGTAACTTCCATTTCACTGTTTTGTATTTTGATTGGAAGGTATCTAGTTGTAAAGGGTGGAGTTACTGCTCTGTCACTTTCTGCATCTCTACCTATAAACGAAATTACTAATAAAAACGGAGCATCAATGTAGTCAGGATGTCCGCTGAATCTAGAGGAGTTAAAAAGTTCTCTATAAAATTGCGATACACTGTGAGGTTCAACAATTTCAAACGATCCTGTGGTTAAGTTACTATTACCCATGTCATTAATACCGGGTCTAGTTTCAAAATCTAAATTTTCTATAAACAAATCTTTGTCTCTAGAATCGCCTTGTGTTACATCACGTTTGTAGGAACCTGCTTCATATGTTTGACCATTTTCACGTGAATATCCGCCACTTTTTGCAACTATATAAAAATCTTTATTTTCAACACCATTAGGATTTATAATTTTTCCTTTGTATGTTGCTGGATCGTTTATTTGATCAGTTGACACTGAAACAAGAGTAATAATATAGTTGTAACTGTTTAAATCATGTAATGCATTATGTCTTCCTTCAACCTCTGGGTAAAAATTTTCCCATTCCGCATTAGCATTTATAGCAAATCCTGCATCAGGACCATTGTACATTTCACTGCTAGACTTTTCCTTGTAAATAGATGGTCCAGGTCCTTTATCAGAAACTGTATCTGAGTTGTTATTAACATTAGGAGAAACTTTAGTTGATCTCTTATACTCTGTATCATCAGTTCCTCCGGAGTATACTTTTTTAAATTCTTCTTCGTCGTCAATATAGTTTGGATTTGATTTCCAGTTCGAAGAATCTGTCCACTTTCTATCATCGTCGTCGCTATACGGCCCATCGTATATTTGGTATTCTTGTCTGATATAGGCAAGTTCCCATGCAGGCATTTTACTTGAATTTTCAAACGGATCGCTGTTGTCAACTCGTTCAATGTTACTTGTTTCGTTTACATTATCTGCCATTACTAATTTCCGATTGTGCTCCTAATTACATCTATTGTTGGAATATAAATGTTAACTCCGGCAACAAAATCAAAAACAGGATCATCTAAGACTTCAGGGTTTCTTGATTTAAATACCCACCATAAATCAGGATCGTCAAATAAATCACTTGCTAATAAATCAGGACGATAATTATATTGAGGTTTAAGTTCATATAATTTGTCACCTAGTTTGGCTGGAATTTGTCTATAGTTAAGAATGTCTAAACCAAGACTGTTTTGTCTAGTTTTAGCATATAAACTTGAATTTGAATATCTTGGCATTATAACATTCCTTTGTTAATTGTAAGATCACCGTTTATAAACTTTTTAATACTAAACTGTGCTTGGTCTCTTCTTGAAAATGCAGGTAAGCA